TTTCTCATCTACCCTCTTGGACAATCCAGTTGGTTCTTTGCGCCATCGTTTGGCGTTGCGGCGATCTTTAGATTCTTACTTTTTCTACAAGGTTTCCACAACTGGACACTCAACCCCTTCCATATGATGGGAGTTGCTGGTATACTGGGAGGAGCACTACTATCTGCTATCCACGGTGTAACAGTTGAGAACACGCTTTATGAAGATGGAGAACAAGCAAACACCTTTAAGGCTTTCGATTCTACGCAAGAAGAGGAGACTTACTCAATGGTTACGGCAAACCGTTTCTGGTCTCAGATCTTCGGCATTGCCTTTTCTAATAAGAGGTGGTTGCATTTCTTTATGCTGTTTGTTCCTGTTATGGGTCTTTGGACATCTAGCATCGGCATTATTGGTCTTGCTCTTAATCTTAGGGCTTATGATTTCGTAAGTCAGGAGATCCGTGCCGCAGAAGATCCCGAATTCGAGACCTTCTACACCAAGAACATCCTTCTGAATGAAGGTCTGCGTGCATGGTTAGCACCAGTTGACCAACCACATGAGAACTTTGTATTCCCAGAAGAAGTTCTTCCACGAGGTAATGCACTGTGATTTACTCCATTCTGATGGCAGCTCTAATGTGGGTTCAAGTTCCGCAGTGGAGTGATGACTGGTCTAAGTGTGCAGTTGATGTTCCTGATGTTAACTGTCACTGGTATGTGGTTGCCCCTGATAATACCTTCGGTGAAGGATTCAGTTGGGCATCCGCCCCCTGGTTTTCTGCTGAAGGATTAAGAGACATTGGCGAACTCCATAACACTGTTCAATCTCTACAAGAATCATGAACGGATACCTTGTACTGGTTTACTTCACCTGCTTTGCCTTGATTGCTGGCGC